GTATTGTGGAGGGATGTCCCGGTCGTGGTCAGGTCGTCCTCTACGCCGGCGGTGTCCCGCGTGACCGTCTTCGTTGATGCGTCGAGTCCCGTCTCTACGACGATCTTCATCAGCGGCAAGGGCTTGCTGGCAAGAGTCCCGGTGAATTCGATCTGAACGGCCGAGGAGTTGAGGGCACCACCCGTGGCGGTGATCTGACCCGACCCGATGTTCGACATAGCCTCGAGTGCATCGTGTACGACACTGGAGGCCGCGTTGAAGGCGATGTTCCCCGAGCGGACCCCCCTGAACTCGAGCTGGAACGTGCCGGCCGAGGCACCTGAAATCGTGACGTCCTGCTTCTCATTGGTCGGGCCGCCGCCCCAGAAGTTGAACCCCTCACTGGCTGGGGTGAGGTGCATCGCGGTCTTTACTGCGGCTGCGGTTCCTTCGCCGGTGATACCCCCCTCGGTGGTCTGGCGGTGATATACCTTGGCCCCGGCCGAGTGGGGCTGGGCCACGGTTGCCGCATACACCTCTGAATCGCCATGGGCCAAGGTGCCGGTCTGCCACTGTTGAGCCGAGCCCCTTACGACAGTCAACGTGGGTGGGGTTGTCCCAGTGTTCACGTTAGTGACCAGCATCGCCTCGTCGCCGATTACGATCTGCCGGCGGTCGATCCCAATGGTGGTGCCATACTCCTTGTTGAGGTCGAACCTGGTCCCGCTAGAAGCGGCC